GGCCGAACGGCACGTCTATCTGAATAATCCGGGCAGCTATATCGGGCCGTTCAAGCGGGACTTCGCGCCCTACATGAACGAGCCCGCGAACACGTTGGCGGCGCGCGAGTTCTCTTCCGTGATATTCGTCGGCCCGGCGCAGAGCGGGAAGACGCAAGGGCTGGTGTTGAACTGGGCCGCTTATAGCGTGCGCGTCGATCCCATGGACATGATTATTTACTGTCCGACCACGGCGGCGGCGCGTGACTTTTCGATGCGCCGTGTCGATCGTTTGCATCGCGACAGCAAGGATATTGGCGAAGTCCTGCTTCGCGATCCGAACAGCAATAACAAGCACGACAAGCATTATCGCACCGGGATGATTCTCAATCTCTCGTGGCCGTCCATTACCGAGTTCGCCGGGCGGCCGATTCCGCGCGTCGCGCTGACGGACTACGATCGCATGGATGACGATATCGACGGTGACGGTAATCCGTTCGATTTGGGCGCGAAGCGCACCACGACGTTTGGTTCGTTCGGGATGACGCTGGCGGAAAGCACGCCTTCGCGGCCGGTTAAGGACCCCAAGTGGTTCAAGACTTCGCCGCACGAAGCGCCGCCGTGCGATGGCATTCTGGGCCTTTACAATCGCGGAGATCGCCGCCGCTGGTATTGGCCGTGCCCGCATTGCAGCCGCTATTTCGAGGGCAACTGGAAAATGCTCGAATGGGATAGCCTATCATCCATTGCCAAGAGCGCGGCGTCGGTTCGGATGCGCTGCCCCGTGAACGGCTGCACGATCTATTCGCACGAGCGCGAAGACATGAATCTCTTCGGGCTGTGGCTTCGGGAAGGCCAGTCGATTGACGAAAACTTGAACATCGTTGGCGAGGGCCTGACTTCGCGAACGGCGAGCTTCTGGATGAACGGCGTCGCGGCAGCGTTCACTACATGGGAATATCTTGTGTCTACCTACCTTACGGCCATGGCGCAGTATGAGCGCACCGGCTCGGAAGACGAACTGAAAAAGTTCTTCAACACCGATCTTGGCGAACCGTTCATCCCGAAGGCCGCCGAACAGGAACGCCTGCCGGAGAATCTTTTGAAGGACGCGGAAGAGCTTCCTTACAAGGATGCGACCGGCAAAGATCGGATCGAGCGGCTGACGCGGTTTCACGCATTGGAACCGCTGGTGCCGGCCGACGTGCGGTTTCTCGTGGCGTCGGTAGACGTGCAGGATAATATGTTCGCGGTGCAGGTCCACGGCGTTGCGCCCGGCGTTCCTTTTGATGTCGTTGTGATCGACCGCTTCGCTATCAAAAAGTCGGCCGATCGCACAGACAGTCAGGGCGAGTCGCTTTGGGTGAAGCCCGCGACTTACGTGGAAGACTGGGATTTGATAACCGAAGAAGTGTTGGGCCGCAGCTACGAATTGTCGGACGGCAGCAACCGCCGCATGACGATCAAATACACGGTATGCGATTCCGCCGGCCGGGCCGGTGCGACCACGAACGCATACGAATACTACCGTCGGCTGCGGAGGGCGGGCAACGCGGGGCGCTTCCATCTAATCAAGGGCGATGGCAACGTGAACCGGCCTCGCACCATGATTACGTTCCCGGACTCAAATCAACGCGGGTTGAAAGCTGCCGCTCAAGGCGATGTGCCGGTTATGATCTTGAACAGCAACGCCTTGAAGGATGTCGTGGTCGGCCGGTTGCAGAACACGCAGGACGGCAAGGGGCGGTTCCGCTTCCCGAACTGGCTTCCGAAATGGTGGTTCGATGAAATGTGCGCCGAGGTCCGCACCGAAAAGGGATGGGAGCGCAGTATGCAGAAACGAAACGAAGGTTTCGATTTGAGCTACTACGCGATGGCGCTTCTCGTGTCGCCGTTGCTGAATGCAGAGTTTCTTGACTGGCAGAATCCGCCGAACTGGGCCGCGCCATGGGATAAGAACAGCCTCATTATTTCAGCCGCCGAAAAACGAGCATTTGCAAAGCCAGCGGAACCCGAGTATGACTTTGCCGCCCTTGGCCGGCTTGTTGGATGAAACATCATGTCAGGCTCGATTCCGCCGCCGTCCGCCGTCCAGTATTTGCAATCGCTCGATCAGGCGTATCTTGCTCTGATGGGCGGCGAACAGGTGCGGCAGGTCACAGACCAGAACGGTGAGTCCGTGGCATACACCATGGCGAGCGCGGTTGGCTTGCTCAACCTGATCCGCGTGTTGGCGTTGCAGCCGGGCATGAACCTTCTCTATCGCCCGATCAGCCTTGGGCAGCACGTCACCCGCCGCCCCTTGCAGTTCTGGTTCTGATGGCCCGCACGCGCAAAGTTACTTTTCAAGAGCGGCCGACAATCGAGGAACCGCCTCCCCGCGCGGCAATCCCGGCGCGCGACGCGCAGGCGACCGAATTTCCGCTCGGCGGCGGCGATCTTGGCCATGGTCGCGAATGGAACGGCCTCGGTCACGGCGGTTACGACGGCGCTTCGCACTTCGACCGGGAAGTCGCCCGCTGGCGCGCGTCGCTCGGCTCGCCGGATCGCATCATCAACTACGCGAAGGATACGCTCGACGCGCGCGCGACGGACAGCGTTCGCAATAACGGCTACGTCACCGGCGCGGCGCAGGTCCACCAGGATAGCATCGTCGGCGCGCATTTCCGCCTGAATGCCATGCCGAACTGGCGCGTCTTGTCCAACTACAACAAGGGATATGACGAGGCTTGGGCGGAAGAGTTTACCATGTGGGCGGAAGCATGGTTCAACTCCGCTTCGGAGAGCGAGGATTGCTGGTTCGATGCCAGCCGCAACGAGACGTTCACTGGCTTGATCCGGCTCGCGGTTGCGGTTTATCTCGCGACCGGCGAGACGCTGGCAACGTGCGAATGGATTCGCGAGAGCAATCGCCCGTTCAACTCGTGCGTCCAGTTTGTTCGCTCGGATCGGCTGTGCAATCCGATGGGCGTGATCGACACGCGCACGCTTCGGCGCGGCGTCGAAATGGATTTGCAGGGCAAGCCGCTGGCTTATTACATCCGGCTGGGCGAGCGGTTTGACACCTACCCCGACGATTTCGCATGGCGATGGAAGCGCGTTCTCGCGCGCAAGCCGTGGGGCCGCCGGCAGGTTGTCCATATCCGGAACACGAAGGACATCGGCCAGACGCGCGGCGTCGCGGACATGGTGAGCGTGCTCAAGTCGATTCGCATGACGGGCAAGTTCCGCGACATCGTGTTGCAGTCGGCTGTCATCAATGCGACCTACGCCGCCGCCATCGAGTCGGAACTGCCCGGCGAGGCCATCGCCGCTGCAATGGGCCAGCAATCCGCGAACGGCCCGATTAACGGCATGATGGGCGCGTATGGCGGCTATATGAGCGTGCTGAGTCAGTATTTCGCGGGCGCGAGCAACATCGGGATCGACGGTGCGAAGATTCCGCACTTGTTTCCGAATACGAAGCTCAACATCCGCAACACCGGCACGCCCGGCGGCATCGGCACCAGCTTTGACGACGCTTTGCTGCGCCATATCGCGGCCGGGCTCGGCGTGAGCTACGAGTCGCTTTCCCGCGATTTCAGCAAGACGAACTATTCTTCCGGCCGTCTTGCGATGGGCTTGCAGGATATGGCGATGGCCAGCCGCAAAAAGCACATGGCGGATCGCCTCGCTTCGGAGATTTATGCGCTGTGGCTTGAGGAAGCCATGGCAAACGGTGACGCGCCGTTGCCTGCCAGGGCAAGCCGGGAGGACTTTTACTTGCCGATGGCGAAAGACGCGTTCCGCCGGGCGCGTTGGATCGGCAGCGGCATGGGGCAGATTGATCCACTGAAGGAAACGCAAGGTGCAATTCTTCGCATTCGTGCCGGACTTTCGACTCATGAGATCGAGTGTGCCCGACTCGGATACGACTACCGCGAGATTGCGTCGCAACGCTCGCGCGAAATCGTCATGTTTGAGGACGCAAACGTCCCGGTCGATTACATTTCGCAGAAACCAATGGACAAGCCGACGGACGTGCCGCAGGACGCGCCGACCGATGATTCGGCGCAGGAAGTGGACGGCGAGACGGACGAAAGCGGCTCGCCGGATGATCCGGAACCGTCGAAGGGGCAAAGCCAATGACGACGGGCGCACGGCTGGCGAGGACGGTTCTCGACCAGCTTCACATGCGGGCGGCGCTGGTAGCTCCGCGATATGCCGGCATGGCCGACGCGCGCGACGGCGTGAGCGTGGTCGGCCTCTTTTCCGACGTGCGTGAACTGGCGCAGACGGACGTGGAAGCCGAGGTCGGCAAAGTTGCTTTGCACCGCGCGCAGCTTGCGTCGGCCTATGGCGTGTCGGACGTTTCGCAAAAGCCTTTCGTCTTCGCGAACGGCAAGGCGATCATCCCGATTCACGGTTTGCTGTTGAACCGTTTCTCGTGGTCCTGGGGTTTCGTCACCGGATACAACTTCATTCGCGAACAGGTGGCGGCGGCGCTGGCTGATCCGGACGTGGACGGTATCGTCTACGACGTGAACACCTACGGCGGCATGGTGGCCGGGTGCCAGGAA